AATAGGCTTATTTAAGCTCTCTAAGGCGCGTTTAATCATGCCCGCTTGTAGATAGTACCCATAGTTATATGCGCTTGACTGAAAGCTTCTGAATGAGGCGTCAGCAGATGTTTTTAAATCGATAACAATATCACCAAGCCAAGCATCAGGTCGTACTTTGCATTGCAAGCCAGTCAATTCATGTCGAAAAAAGATAGAATTTTCGACACGATAGCCTTGTTGTAGGTATTGCTTAAACTCATGATTGTTAACAGCGTCTGCCATTTTGCTGGCTTCGGTAAAATGGTTTGCTTCTACAATACGCTTACCTTCGCTGGCAATCATAAATTCTGCGTGCTCAGCTTTGCCTTCTTTAGTGCGTCGGTCAAAACCAGGATTAACAATATATCTATCGTTAAAGAAATGAGGCTCAAGTACTAATGTATGGACTAATTCACCGATAATTAGTGATGGCGTTTCTTTGAGTGATTGTTTGTGTTTGAAATGCATTGGGGATTTTTTAAAGCGCATTAAATCGCTTCGTGAGATACCTTCTGAGCTGTGATATTGCTCATTGGTAATTGCATGTATACCATTTTTAAATTTCATTTTATGAACTCCGCTACTCGTTATTTACAAAGTAATTATACTCAATATATTTTTGTTCGTCAAACTATATTTGACGATGATTATTTATTATAATATAGTGAGCTAAAGGAGGTACAAAATGACTATAGATGAAGTTTTAAATCATTTCAAGAGTGAGTATAGAGTCTGTCAATTATTAGGAATAGGTAGGCAAAATTTCACTTATTGGAAAAAGAAAGGTTATATCACTTACATGCAACAGCTTGAGCTTGAAAAGTTATCAGAAGGGGAACTTAAAGCAAATATTCAAGACTTATACGACAGATATTCAAATCATAGCGTAAAAACAAAACAGGGTTTAAACAAACGTAAGGAAATAGCAAATGATTAAAGCGTTGAGTTGGGCATTGAGGCAGCATCCTGATAAAGTCTCAAGCATTGAAAAGCTTGTTTTAATTGGAATGGCGGATATGTGCGATGAAGACATGAATGTGAGAGTTTTTAAGTACAGGCTTGCAAGATTTTCTGGATTAGATGTCCCAGAAATTACAGAAATCTTGCAACAACTTACCGACAAAGGTTTTATTAAAGAGCTAGAAGAAAATACAGATGCTGCTGATACATCAATTGCATATAGATTAATTGCATCTTAATAAGGATATTTTTTATGGATATTGAACAACGTATTAAAGAAACACAACAAGGGTTACTTGAAAAACATGATTTAGTCTTAACTGAAGAAGAGACTAAAGAATTAATGGATGAGATGTGTTCTAAAGCTGAGTTTGGCTCAAATGACTTAGAGAAAGAAATTGTACGCATGCTCATGGCTCTACATACATTAGATAGAGATGATGAGTGTAATCAAGTTTATTATGAAGTACAAGAGCGTTTAGATGAGTTGAGATTAAGCGAAGGCATGGAGCCGATCAAAGACAAAATATTTAATAATGCAATTATAAACTTACTTAATTTAGGCTTAGTTGAAACTGTTAAATCTTTAAATTACAAAACAAAAAGATTGCAACATGGCATAAAAATAAACTTTAATTATAAGATGGATTTACACAAAATGACGCAACGGGTTATTCAAGAATGGAAATTGAAAAAAAGCAACTGATTAAGTAAATGTTAATTTTGATCTACACAAGAACAATTTACTCTATAAATTAATTTTAAGTTGACATAGAATGAAAAGCCTCAGGGAGATGAGGCTTAAGGATAAACAAAAATAATAAGGAGTTTTAATTAATGCTTATTTTTAGGAATATAACAAAAGGAGTATAACAACATGCCAAAATTTGATAAAGAGTTTTTTATAAAAGATGTAGAAATTAAATATGAGCTTAACAAGCTTCAATACAAGAATTTAGTAGAAATACGTCATAGTTTAAGTGATGAAGGTTTTTTACAACAAATTACAAGCAAAGCTTATGATGTTTGTTATTACGGTGATTTATTAGAAATTTTAAAAGAATAGTTGTAAAAATAAAGCTTCCATGCTTTTCCAGCGCCAACTGGATTGCATCATACAACAACAACAAAAGGATTTTACCAATGATTGGTCAAATTAGCAACAAAAACTTTAATCATCCCGCCTATATTAATGTTCAATATTTTGTACTTAAAGATAAAAACTTGAATTTACTAGAAAAATTAATTTTTTCTGTTTTTTATTCTTTTTATTTTTCTGGAATGCCTATCAAGATGTCAGATGCTTATTTAGCTGAGATGATTTCATCGTCTGATGGTGACTATTCAGTACGACATATGAGGCGCGTTATAAATTCTTTAGAAGAAAAAGGATATATCAAACGATATAAAAACAAAAAAGGAAAAAGGCTAATTCAGGTTACAAAAATTATACAAACACCAATAGAAGTTGATGATGATGAAGATAATTTATACACAGATGCAGATGGTAAAGTTATCCACATAAATAGTACAAAAATTATACCAGAGGGACATCCTTGTCCCCATGAAGGGACATCTATGTCCCCAGAGGAGGGACATTCTTGTCACCCATATAATAAAGAAGATAATAAAAAAGATAATAAAGTGTGTGATAAATCACCCCCCACACAAAAGTTTGATATTCGTAAAAACAACCCTTTTGCTTTTTCTGAAGAAACATTGAAAGGTTATGTGGAAATGCGAAAGGCAATAAAAAAACCTTTAACTGAGCATGCTTGGAATTTATTAACCAATGAAATACAAAAAGCGGTCGATTTAGGATATACGGCTCAACAATGTATTGATGAAGCAATATTAAATACTTGGCAAGGTTTTAAAGCTGAGTGGATCCAAAACAGATATGCCGATAAAACGCAAAATAAAGCACTTAGAAGCAATTATCCAACAACAGTAGCCCAAGAGGAGCAGTATAGAAAAGAAAAGCAGCTACGGGGCCAAGAAGAGGCTTTGGCGTTTAGGAAATTAAAAGAGGTTGCTCATACTAAGACAAGTTTAGAAAACATCGCTAGAATGAAAGAATCACTTAAATGAATCCACATCTGACGCACATAAAATCCATATTGGACGGAACTGTTACGGTAAAAGATGCTAAATGGGAAACTAAAAAAGCCGTGGATTTGGCAAATAAATCATTGCCGAAAGACAAACAAACGAATTTGCGTGAAGTGCGTGAAAACTTAATAGCTGATTGTGATGTAGAAGATATTAAAAATGGCTTGTACACCACAGAGCAACTAGCTTTTCATATACAAGTTTGGGCTGAATCTGGTAAGCTTTGTTGCATTAAAGCTCGGGAAAACAAATAAATATGCCAAAACTTTTCTATTATTATTCTGCGATGAACGCAGGCAAATCAACAAACTTAATGCAATCAGCTCATAACTACGAAGAACGTGGCATGAGAGTTTTAACATTGCTCCCTGGTATTGTTGGCAAAACTGAAATAGTATCAAGAATCGGCTTACGACGAGATGCAATCGTATTCGATGGCGATATGTTAGATGCTAGTATGTTCGAAGGCATAAGTTGTGTATTTGTAGATGAAGCACAATTTCTTTCTCGGAATCAAGTTATATTTTTGGCTGGTGTAGTAGATACTATGGATATTCCAGTGCTCTGCTACGGTTTACGAACTGATTTTAAAGGCGAACCTTTCGAAGGCAGTAAATATTTATTAAGCTTAGCTGATGAGATAGTTGAAATTAAAACAATTTGTGAATGCAGTAAAAAAGCTACAATGAATATACGCATTGATGAACATAAAGAACTTGTAAAAGATGGTGAGCAGGTACAAATAGGCGGCAATGAAAGTTATGTCTCTGTATGCCGCGCTGATTTTTTTAAGATGACAAGGTAGATTAATTAGGGCGATACATGTATTCTTGTTGTGAGCCATCACTGTTGTTTATAATGATGTTCCCATGCCCATTGTCAATTACTTGTGAACGAGATCCATCAGAGTTTTCTACGAGATAATCGCCATTATCAAGTTGTGATATAGATCCAAGAGCATAAATTGGGCTAAATGCTATTGTCATAAGTATAAATACTAGTTTTTTCATTTTTTACTCCTTGGTTAAATAAAAAGTTTTGTTATAATGCCAGCGCTGACGGCCCAAATTTGGTAATGGTATTGTCATGTTTTGGTAAACCGCTCAGCACCTGAATTTATCAAATGCGCCGTAAAACCACGTCCTTCAGGTCGTGGATATAAGGCGCTTGTAAAGCATGACTTGCTGCTATATACTTCTTTCATCCAATTTGGATAAACCGTGGGGCTCACGGGGCTGGCTTGTGAAGTGAATGCCATAGCGCATCAGCAGCAAGAACCTCCCTTAATTGGGAATCCTCGTTTTTTAAAACGGGGAGGAAGTCAATTAGCTATTTTTGATTAAGCCGCTCATAGCTAGCTAAGTAACGTCGGCAGAATTCTGCGAAGCCATCGAGAACACAATCATTAACTTCGTTAGATTCTGCAGTGACATTGTTTTGATAATCTTCGATAGTGAAAGTATATTCACCTTTAGTGTTTTTTGTGATGTATGGGTAATAATCATCGCCCATTAAATCATAAACAGTCATATCTTCAGTAGAAGGGGGTGTTGGTTCTTCTGCGCTATTATCATATCTGTCGTTCAATAACATATTATCGTAGTAGTCGCGCAATCTATCTTCATTCTCAATGTACATCATATTCTCCGTTACTCGTTGTTAATGGTTGCATTATAGCAACTGAGTTATATACGTCAAGCTTTATTTTACTAAATAATATCTATACTGTTGTGTTTGACATACAGCAACATGTTTGGTAAGTTATCATCTTAACTTGTGCCCGCAGAATCATTGGGTTGCAAGCACATTTTTTATAATTATAAACAGATTTATTCACAGATTTTGGGGATAACATGCATCAAAGATGTCAACAATGTAGAGGCCAAAAGTACGCAACAGGTTTAGGTGGTATGCGTAAAAAATGTTATGTATGTAATGGCGTTGGCTATGTTGACTTGTCCGATTTAGAAGAGCATGATGAAAGTTATGTTGATGAATCGGCAGACATCGATGATGAGCAAGCAGAAATGGGAGAACAGGAAAGAGATGTTGAAGAAGTTTCTATGCCGCCTCAAAAGAAATCTAGAAACCGTCGTAGTGAGTAATTGAGTGACTAGAGGTCAATTTATTGCTTACAAGCGTGAACTTTGTGGTTATAAAAAAATTGAATTTAGTAAGTTGCTTGGCGTGGGAGATGATACTTTACGCTCATGGGAGCGCGACAGATTTAAACCCGCAGGTATAAATTTAAGAAATCTTGTTAAATACTTAAAACTTAGTAATGATGATATAAAAACATATTTTGAGTATGAATATGTCCCGACCATCTAGTTATAATATAGAATTAGCCAAAATAATTTGCGAAAGAATCGCAACGCATACTATTGGCATTCAAGCATTATGTAAAATGTACGATGATATGCCAGACCAGCAAACAATTAAACGTTGGCGACATACTATTCCAGAGTTTTGCGCTTTGTATGACCAAGCTAAACAATTTCAAGCCCAACTATTAGTTGAAGAATGTGAAGATTTGATACCATTAGAAATTAAAACTTACTTTGATGACGCTGGGAATGAAAGATATGACCCTGTAAGTGCAACATTGCTTAAGGAAAAGGTCGCGCATAGACGTTGGATGGCTGCTAGACTCGCACCTAAAGTTTACGGCGACCGTCAGACCATTGAGCAGACAGTCACAGTAAAACATGAAGATGCGCTGAAAGAGTTAGAGTAAATATTCAAACATTTTCATACACATCCATATCAAAATCAGGTAGCTCAAGCGGCATCCAATGTGTAACAATACATTCACTGCTATAAGCGCTATGATAACTACAATCACAGTCACATTCGTCGCAATAACACGTCGTTCCAATTTTAAAATTTTTTCCATCCCAAATGGCCAAGTTGGTCATCAGCGCATTATCACCGTGATGATAAATTATATATAATTCTTGACCTTCATAACCGGGTGTATATTTATATTCATCCCCAGGTAAAAAATGTTTGGCGCTATACCATTTCATTATTTTTTTAATCCTAAATCTTTAAGTTAAAGATGCGCTGAAAGAGTTAGAGTGATTAAAAAAAATCTTCTTCTTTTAGCGGTTTTAGCATTTTTCTTAAAATATCAAAAAACCCCATTGATTCTATGAAACACGCATTTTCATCTTTATCTCTGTAGACTAAGGTGTATACTCTCCCATTGGTCAACTTTATATTAATTCTATCTACCACCAAACCATTATCAAAGTACTCAGGGTCGTCCATATAAATTTCAACGATGTGGTTAGCATTTATAATTGTATTACTATATTCAGTATCAATTTCTATAAACATTATTTTTTTAATCCTAAATCTTTAAGTTTTTGTGTGAATTCTTGAAAATTGTTTTCACTAAGCGCTTTAATAGGAAATGCAGATTCAAAATCTTTCATTATCAAATTACTTAATTTTTGATTTAATTCATCAATTTCGTCTTTTGTAAAATTATTCATTTAACATCTTCTCATGTGCTTATTTAACATCTCATCGCGTATAACCCAGCTATTCACTGGGTTTTTCATGTGATTGTGTTGCTTAAACAATTATCATTGCTTCCATCTACGAATTACAACTCCATGTTTGGCAAGTTCATCAACTAATAGGTTATAACTTTTTTTTCCTAAATTAGGGATTTTTTGTAAAGCTTTCTTGACTGTCGTTTTATATGGCAAATTTACTATATCTTCAACTGTATTTAACCCTTCGGACAACAAAGCATTTTTAGTCCTTACATTTAAATCTAAATCATCAATGTGTATATATTTTACTTTTACAGGAAGCATAATATTTTGAGAATTAAAAGCTTTAGATACTTCTTCTTTAAATTCTTGAAATTCTTTATATACATTGTGAACGCCTTCGCTATAACTATTTATTAATCTTTGATTATCTGAGATAAATTGCTCTATATTGCCTCTATCAAATTTAGATAAACTGTTAACTCTAAGATGTAATTCGTTTACTTTTTGAGCTATAAGTTCAATTTTTTTAAAAAAATGATGATATTGGGCATCACGCTCATCTAAAACTTTAGCTAAATCATCATTTATTCTTTGTCTAATATCATTGAGCAACAGCTCATACATTTTATCTAAAATCATTCGTGTTCTCTCAACATATTTAATCGTTTAGCATCATGTAAAATTTCACGTATTTCTTGAACATAACGGAAGTTTACTAATCTGCGTAACTTTTCAGTTTCTTCTTTTTTATTGCTAGCTAGATGAGACCCAATTCTATCTACATAATCTTCAAATTCCTTGAGCAACATCAAACTAAGCTCACATTGAAAATCTAAAAGGGTTACAGGATCCCCTTTGTCGGCTTGCGAAATATCTTCAATGTATCTGCGCATCGCAAGAAGTTTATTTTCTTGAAATTGCGTTAATACAAATTCAATATTTAACGGCATTTTTAAATTTTGAGTTTTATAAAGTGAGTGTATTTGTTTCACATAATCTTGTAGTTCGTATAAATAATGGTCCATTTTTAATAACATCAAATTTAATTCTTTTGGCACAGTTTTCTCCCTAAATGCTATATTTGCAAAACGCATGTTAAATCCTATGATGCTGAGTATATCACCAATTTTGCGAACGTCATCTATACTTTGACAGTCAAAAGCAATTTGACCAATTGTATAATCTTCACTAATATCAAGTTTTATTCCCATAGCTATCCTTTATGACAAAATTATCTGAACGCGAAAAATTAATTAGACAAAAATTAAAAGATGATTTCCCTCATTTTGCCTCAAAATGCCTCAAGATTCGCACAAAAGAAGGGCAGATTCTACCGTTTACATTAAATCGTGCGCAACTTTACATCCATGCTAAGCTGGAAGAACAAAAAGCCATGACAGGCAAAGTCCGCGCTTTATGCCTGAAAGGAAGGCAACAAGGTGTGTCGACCTACATCGGTTCTAGATATTACCATCAAGTTATACATCGTTTTGGAACGCAGGCGTTTATTTTGACTCATGCGCTTGATGCAACCAATAACCTGTACAAAATGGCACAGCGTTATTATGAGAATACGCCAGGACTTATCAAACCAGAAGTAACAACATCAAACGCAAAAGAACTTATCTTTGGTAAGTTAGACAGCGGTTACAAATTAGGTACTGCCGAAAACCAGTCTGTTGGTCGTTCTGCAACTATACAGCTATTGCACGGCTCTGAGGTTGCGTTTTGGAATCATGCAAGCGAACATGCTAAAGGTATTTTTCAAGCTGTGCCTAATGCGCCTAATACAGAAATTGTGCTTGAGTCTACAGCAAATGGGGTAGGCAATTTTTTTCATCAACAATGGCAAAAAGCAGAGGCTGGCGAATCAGAATACATTGCAATCTTTGTACCTTGGTTTTGGCAAGAGGAATACCAATCTAACATTCCGTCAAACTTTGTCATGACAGTTGACGAAGAAGATTTAATGCATCAATATAGACTGACTATTAATCAGATTGCTTGGCGCAGGAACAAGATAACAGAATTTAGCGTCAATGGCACTGATGGCGTGAAGTCATTTATGCAAGAATATCCTTGCAACAGTGCTGAGGCTTTCCAGTTAACTGGCGAGGATAGTTATGTCTCTAATGAGCTTGTGCTTCGTGCTCGGAAAACAGAGCAAATCGACGATTATGGGCATCTTGTTGTCGGTGTTGACCCTGCTCGGTTTGGCTCTGATAGATCAGCAATTATCAGGCGGAAGGGAAGAAAAGCGTTTGGTTTACAAACTTATGTCAAAAAAGATACGATGGAAATCGTTGGAATCGTCAACAATATCATTGTTACAGAGCAACCTACAAAAGTTTTCATAGATATTGGTGGCTTGGGCGCAGGGATTGTTGATAGACTAAAGGAGCTAGGACATGGGCAAGTTGTCATCGGGGTCAATGCTGGCTCAACACCGCTTGATGGTCGTAAATACAGTAATAAGCGGTCTGAGATGTGGGGAGAACTTAAGTCCTGGCTTGAAGATGAGCCTTGTCAAATACCTGACTCTGATGAACTCCATTCTGACATTTGCGGAACACGTTATAAAATTGATAGCAACTCACGATTAGTTATGGAAAAAAAAGAAGAAATGAAAAAGCGTGGAATACGTTCAAGCGATTGTTCTGATGCCTTATGCTTGACATTTGCTTTGCCAATAACACAGATAACAAATAGTAGCAAAACAAGCCAAACTGCTGGTAAGATTATGGGTAAACAAAGAACGTTGCTCAACGCTAAGGGACAGCTCTATGGTAACAGTAGCTAAAAGTGCATCTGATAAGCTTGCACGGATAAAAGAAGATGTCTCAACATCTTATAAATATTTCCAAGATAACTATAAACGTTTTCATGAGTTTCGAAAATATATTTTTAAAGAATCAATTAGTGAACAGCAACGCGCAGCTATGCAACAATTGCATCGTCCTGTGCTTGAGTTTAATATATTAGAAGCATACATATCACGCCTTCTCGGTGAGTTTGCACAGCAAGAGCCAAGTATTTGCGTGACTCCTGCTGAAGGCGTTCCTATTCCATACGAAGTTTTGAATCTTGTTGAAGGCCATATTAGACATATTCTTCACCAGGCAGACAAAGACTCTTTTAGTTATGAGATTTATAAAGATTTGCTATCTGGTGGTTATTCAGCAGCAAAAGTTTGGACTGACTACTCAAGTCCAATGAGTTTTAATCAGCAAATTTATCTTTCCCGTGTATTTGACCCAACATTATGTGGTTTCGACCCAGCCGCTCGTGCGTCTCATAAGGGCGATGGCCAATATTGTTTCGAAGTATTTCCTATGGATGTTAAAGATTTTGAGCGCGATTATCCTGATGTTGAACTTAAAGGAATCAATTATGAAAGAGATTTTCAAGGGTTTAACTGGTCATACAAAGATGCTATGGGTAAAAAGCTTATTCTTGTAGTCGATTATTTTGAAAAAAAGAAAAGACGCACGCGAATTGTAAGACTTGCTGATGGACGAGTCATGACAGTTAAAGATTATGAGCGCATGCAAGCGTATTGGGAAGAAATGAATTTCATTGAGCAATTGCCAATTGTTGTTGGTAAACCTCGATGGACAGAGCTTGAAACAGTTTGTCGATATCGCTTAATTGAAAACCAAGTGCTAGAGCACGAAGAAACTGATTATACTTATTTACCTTATGTGTTCATCGATGGTAATTCAATTAATCTGACTCAAGGTACATCAAATACAACTTACCAAATGACGCGTCCTTATGTTTATCATGCAAAAGGTATTCAGGACCTTAAAAACTTTGCGGGTATCAGCTTAGCTAACTATTTAGAAAATCAAATACAATCTAAGTTTATCATCATGAAAGAAGCAATTCCGCAAGAAGATGATTACATTGAAGCGTTAACTGACATTCAGAAAGCTAATACGATTGTGGTGAATGCGTTTTATGAAAATGATCCCAATAAAGCGATTCCGCAACCTATTCGTGAAGTGGTCAATACTGGCGCACCACCTGAAATTATGAGTGCGTTCCAAATCACCGATCCCACAACTCAAACTATTCTTGGCTCTTACGCTTCTAATCTGGGTCGAGACGATACAAGATTGTCTGGGAAAGCCGTTATTGAAACGGCCGCCCAGGGAAATTCTGCCGCAATGCCTTACATTGTCGGTTACTTACAGGGTTTAACCCAGATTGGGAATATCATCGTAGATTTGATGCCTAAATATTTGATTGGTAAGCGTATTATTCCTGTGATTGATAGCAACGGCGAACAGTCTTATCAAGAAATTAATATGGAAGGCAGGCCAATTCTTGACTACAAGGACAGAGCAATTAAAGTCAATATTGATGCTGGTGTGAATTTTCAAGTACAAAAAAACAAAGCGCTAGAACAAATTGTTGCTTTAATGCAAGCAAGCCCTCAGTTTGGCCAGTTTATGAATAGTCCTCAGGGCCTTAAAATCTTAGTATCTAACCTAACCATTTATGGCGCGGATAGATTACAAGAATCAATCGACCCATATTTACAGGAACAAGCTCAACAACAACAACAGGTTATGCAAATGCAACAAGAAGCTATGTCACAGAATCCGCAAATGATTCGTGCGCAAGCTGAAATGATAAAAGCGCAGTCTGATGTACAACAAAATCAAATTGAAAATCAGTTTGAACTAGCGCGTCTTGCAACTGAGAAAGAACTTGCTGATGCAAAAATACTTGAAGCTGAGGCAAAAATATCGCAAGCCCAAATTGATAGTGCTGTGCGTTTAGAAGAGTCTCAAACAAGTCTTGAAGTACATGCGCTTGAATCAGCAGCTAAACTTGCTGAAGTACAACAACGTGCTCAGGCTCATGGTTTAAAAATGAATAAAGAATTAAAAGATTTAATGCAAGGAGCAGAAAATGAAGAAATATAGAATTACTGAACACCATATTACACAGCCTGGTGGCGTAGAAAAAATGAAACGCGATGGGTACACTCGAAGTGAAATTATGCAAACCATGTATAAAGTTACCAGCGGCGCATCTAAGGACGAGAGAAGCAAACTTGTTTCTGACTTATTCAGGAAAGATTAATGAAGACGTTGCTTAAAGACGAAAGTGGATCTGATGTAGTTTTGCCGCGCGTAACCGACGTACAGCCTGTTGCAAACTGGTGGATATGGAAACCAAATGGCATGTTTGAACGAGCTATAGCGTTTGTAATATTTGATTATTTTGAGCCTGAAATGGAAGTCATTGAGCAATCTACCGCCCTAATGGGCGTTTCTGATTTAGGCCTTGCATCAATGGTTGAAATTTTAAGCGAAGAGCGTAATTATATATATTCTGAAACTTACCCTGGAAGCTAATCATGAAAAAGAAAGCACCTGCAAAATCAGTAAAACACATGGATGTAGCACAAGACAAAAAACTTATTTCTAAGATGATTAAAAAATCTGAAAAGAAAGATGTCAAAGAAGATAAATCCATGATGAAAAAAATGATGAAGGGGAAATGCAAATGAAACAAGTAAAAAAAGAAATAAAAAAAGGGATGATTGTCAAAGGCAAAGCCGCTGCAACCCCTAAAGGCATGTCACATAATGTCAAAGTTATGGAGAAGGCTGGTTATTCAAAGAAGAGGGCAGTAGGCACAGCTTACGGCGAAGTTGGTATGGAAAAAAAAGGCCGTAAAGATGAATCAAAAGCTATGAAAGCTAAAGGAGAAAAATCATGCCGTTAAAGCCTGGCAAAAGTAAAAAAGTCATTTCCGAAAATATTTCTGAAATGGTTAAATCTGGCTACCCCCAAAAGCAAGCGGTTGCTGCTAGCCTTTCAAAAGCAGGCAAATCTAAAAAGAAAAAGAAATAGCATTCACTGTTCGCGGTTCGCGAATCACGAACAGTGAATGTTTCACGTGAAACATAGTTGTGAAACCATGGATAAAAATTTAATTGATTTAATCGAACAATGTGAAGATTTGTCGTATCTGAATAAATTCGCTCCTTATCTTCGAGAAACAGAATACCGTATTTTATTATTAATCTGCGGCCATACGCGCCATGGAAAAGTTCCTGTTTATGAAGTCTCAAATCTTCTTGGGGAATACTGGAAAATTTATGGCAACAAAAATCATATTAAAAATATTACATACCTAATTAGTAAAGCATTAAACAGCATACAACGTGCTAAATTGTTTATGGTTTCACGTGAAACATTCGCAAGTGCTTGACACAAAATGTTTCTATAGTGAATAATTAGGGTATTACGTCCCCAAACGGCATCCTGGGCGCAACCTTACAGCGAAATGTATTGAATCACGGTGACACCGACAGAAAGTCAAACGAGGGTTTTAAATGGAAGAAGTAGAGAATATTGTTGATACTGAAATCACTAATCCTGAAGTAAAAGAGCAAGAAACTGCTCCTGATGACGATTTGCAAGCACCTGTGTTCAATAGAATTCAAGTTGCCGATGTCGTAAAAAGGGAAAAACAAAAAGCTTTTGAAAAAGGGAGATTAGCAGCTATGCAAGAATTACAAGCTCAGCAACAGCAACAACAAGCAGCCCCACAACAGGCTCCAAGCTTAGGTGGAATGGCGCAATTGTCACAAGCTGACATTGAGCGAATGATTCAAGAGCAAGCGACACGTGCGACACAAGAGCATATTCAAGGCCAACTTGCTGAATTAAAACAGCAACAAATGGTGAATAGCTTTGTGCAAAAAATGCAGGTGGCAGAACAACAATATCCTGGACTCGAACAAGAACTCAATCAGCTCAATTATAATGACCCCAGAATCCATTCATTCATCGGAATGGTCAATGACATGGAAAACACTGGCGACATTATGAAAGAAGTTTTGGATAATCCGCACAAGCTTTCACAAATCTTGTCTGATATTCAAGACCAGCCATATCTAGCTCAGAAAAACTTGCAAAAGCTATCTGCAAGTATCAAGCAAAATATGTCTGCAAAAGCTGAAGAAGCTCAAGCTCGTGACCCCTACTCTCAACTAAAACCTTCACCTACGGCTGGAATGGACAATGGCTCTATGTCGGTGAGTGATTTTAGAAAAATGTTTAAAGGCTAAAAAACTCGCTATTGTCCTTCCAGTTAAGAAGATTTTTTTTATTAACTGGAGAGACCAAAATGCCTTCTACACCTACTAACGTCTTACAGATAGTTCAAACCTATCAAAAGGCTGAATTGGCTTGGCTATTAAATAGCTTTGTCGGTATCAGCATGTCCAACAAAAAGTTTAAAGACTTTAATACCACAGCTCCTAGCAACTTAGGCGATACTGTAACCTTTGATACCACTCCACGGTTCACTTCTTACAATGGTCTTGTGATTACACAACAACCATCTGTACAACGTGTCCAATCATTAGTTTGCTCTCAAGCATCTAACGTAAGTGCTGGATACACTAACCAACAATTCATCTTCAACGTAAGAGAATATATGGACAGATTTGGTATGGCCGCCATGAAAGAATTAGGTTCTAGAATTGAAGCTGACATTCTTCAAAACTTTGTGTCTGGCGTAACTGTTAATGACCCACAAGCCGTTAGTTTCGGAACAACCCAATTTAAATCAGGTCCTTTCCGTTTCTATGGTGATGGTGTTACTCCAATCAACAGCTTCACTCAATTAGCGCAATCTGTTGCTAACTTTGAAGACTTTGGTGCTGCTACTCATAAAATGATGGCGATTTTGCCAGTTGCGAACATTCCTGCAATTGTTGGTAGCGGTTTAAACCAATTCGCAATGGACCGAAACAATGAATTAGCATCAAGCTGGATGTTAGGTAAATTTGCTAACTCTGACTGGTATGAGTCAAACTTATTACCTGTTCATGTATCTGGTGCCGTTGCTGAAGCTGCTGCTCCTGCTAACGTGTTAACCGTTGTTTCTACTAATGACCCAACAGGCCAAAACGTAACAAGCATTACTTTTAGCACTGATGCTTCAGTTGGTAATAGTGCAGATGCAATCAAAGCTGGCGACTTATTCCAGTTTAACGATGGTGTTTCTGGTAAACCAAACATGCGTTTCTTGACCTTTATTGGCCATCAACCATGTCAACAACCAGTACAGTTCCGGGCTATTGCTGATGCTGCAAGTTCTGGTAACAGTGTTACAGTGCAATTACAAACCATCAATGATGTTGGTTTAGTTTCAGCTGCTAACCAAAACCAAAACTTGAACAACGCTATCCAAGCTGGCATGACCGTAACACCAGTACCTTCACACCGTGCAGGTATCTTGATGTCAGGCGACCAGTTCTATTTAGCGATGCCACGTTTACCAGACGAATCACCATTCACCACTGTTACCAGTACTGATGAAGATTCAGGTGCGTCTATTCGTCACTACTTCGGTTCTCAATTCGGTCTTAACAATCGTGCTTATGTACGTGACTGTATTTGGGGTTCAACCTTAGTTGCTGAAAACTCATTACGTTACTGTTTCCCATTATAAGCGTAGGGCGGTGAAAGCCGCCTCTTTAAACTTAAGAGGATAAAAATCATGACTGTTTACACATCATTTAATCAGGCGCTCTTCCCTTATGCTTATGGCTTAGGATTGAGTAACAATGCAACTACTCCAAACACTAAATTAGATGTTGCAGTAGGAAGCATTTTAGATTCAAGCAAAACCTTTCAGTTAAACTTAGATGTTGCAGTTACAATTAATGCAGCAGTAAATGGCTTGAATGGATTAGACACAGGCGCATTAGCTGCAAGCACTTTATATTATGTTTATGTTGTAGCTGACCCACAAGCTTACAATGTAACTGGTGCAATAATTTCTGCTTCTAGCACACCTTTGCTTCCATTTGGCTATGGTGCTTATGCTTT